ATTCTCGTAGCCTGCATTTCTTTTTGGCTACTTGGCCCGTGGTTGGCATATGGCTCACCTCAATGGGCATCTGCACCATGGCTTTCAACCTTAATGGTTTTAACTTTAACCAGTCCGTCGTTGACGCTAACGGCAAGATCGTTCCAACATGGGCTGATGTATTAAACAGAGCTAATCTTGGCTTTGAAGTAATGCACGAGCGTAATGCTCACAACTTTCCACTCGACTTAGCTTCAGCTGAGTCTACAAACGTAGCACTTACTGCACCACAGATAGGTTAACTCCTACGTCCGTTCATCGCTTTATGCGACGCATGTAATCAAGTCATGGAACGGGGGCTTGGTATCGGAGGGAACTATGACAGTAACTTACGTTTACCGTGGTGTGACATATACTAAAATCATCAAGTAATGACACAACAAACTGAAGGTTGTTTCGGCAAGGCTATGCGTACTCGATTCGATTTTCCAGAACCACAGCCTAAGAACACAACTGAAGAAAAGAAAGAAGAGGATGCTCAATTAGAGGTTCCTTCTTACTAACTGCACGGGGAGCACCTCAGAGTCGGACTCCCCTGCTATTGGCTTACAGCCTCTACGGAGATACCTTGAGCCGTCTAGACGGTGTGGATAGACACACAAAAACAAATTGGCCGAAAATACTGTACAGGAAAACAATATAAACCTTAACCTTAATCATGGCACAACAGAACTCAGGTGCCTCTCAGTTAGCCCAACTAACCCGTCCGGGTCAGGCAAATAGCACAGGCGACGCGAGAGCCCTTTACCTTAAACTGTTCAGTGGCGAGATGTTCAAAGGCTTCCAGCACAATGCAATTGCTAGAGACCTTGTAATGAAGAGAACCTTAAAGAATGGTAAATCTCTACAGTTCATCTACACAGGACACACAAAAGCCGAGTATCATACACCCGGTAACAGCATCATGGGTAACTCCGATGGAGCACCTCCAGTTGCTGAAAAAACAATCACAGTTGATGACCTACTCATCTCCAGTGCATTTGTTTACGAGCTCGATGAAACACTTGCTCACTACGAATTAAGAGGAGAGATCTCCAAGAAAATTGGATATGCTCTTGCTCAGAAGTACGACAGACTTATCTTTAGAGCTATTGCTCGAGGTGCTAGAGCTGCTTCTCCTATCACAAAGACTAACTTTGTAGAGCCCGGTGGTACACAGATTCGTGTAGGTACAACTACAAACGCATCTGATGCTTACAGCTCCGCAGGTCTAATAAACGCTTTCTACGATGCAGCTGCTGCACTAGATGAAAAGGGCGTTTCTACTGATGGTAGAGTTGGTGTACTTAACCCAAGACAATACTACGAACTTATACAAGCTGTAGGTTCTAACGGACTTGTCAACAGAGACACACAAGGTACAGCATTACAGTCTGGTAATGGTATAATTGAAATTGCAGGCATCAAGATCTACAAGTCAATGAACATCCCATTCTTCAGTCAGTATGGTACTAAGTTTGGAACTGGATCTGCAACTAACCCCGGTGTAACAGACCCCGGAAATACAGGATCATTCGTATCAGAAGCTGTAGAAGATGCTGCTGCTGACGTAACCGGAATCAATAACGAGTACGGTGAAGAGACTGAATTTGCAAACAGTTGTGGACTTATCTTCCAGAAGGAAGCTGCTGGTGTTGTAGAAGCTATCGGACCACAGGTTCAGGTAACTTCAGGCGACGTTAGCGTAGTTTACCAAGGCGACGTAATCTTAGGAAGACTCGCAATGGGTGCAGACTACTTAAACCCAGCTGCTGCTGTCGAGCTATTCGCTGGAACAGCTACAAAACCATCTGGTTTCTAATTTACTTTTTTTATACGGGGAGTTTATCTCCCCCTTTTTATTATGACTTTTCCAACCACTAACGCTACACAAGAGCTACCAGCTATTAACCAAATATTAACGTCATGTGGTCAGGCTCCTGTAACTACATTAGATCAAACCAACCCGGAAGTTGCGATTGCTTACGATACACTGTTACAGGTGTCACGAGAGATACAAGCTGAAGGTTGGACTTTCAACAAAGAGTATCATGTCGAGTTTCCTACAGACGTTAACAAAGAAATACTTATACCTAATAATATTATACAAATCAAGCTAGCAGAAAATGCACAGAACACACCGTTTGACGGAATAAGAAGGAGCGGTAAATTATACGACAAACAAAATCACACATATAAATGGGACTTAGATCCTGTAGTATGTGATGTAATTTATTATTTTGATTACGTTGATTTACCAGAACCTATAAGAAATTATATAACAGCACGAGCTGCTTCCATTGTATCTAGTAGAATTGTTGGTGATGATGACCAGTATGCACGATTACAACAACAAGAATCATTTGCTAGATCCACAGCTTTGGAGTATGAAACAAGTCAAGGACAGTTTACTATGTTTGGACATCCTCAAGGACAGCAGAACTACTATCAAAGCTATCAACCATTTCACGCTTTACAACGATAATGCCCTCAGTAACACAAAGAGTTGACAACTATCTAGGTGGAGTATCTAGACAATCAGATGACAAGAAACTTCCCGGTCAAGTAAAAGAATGCCTTAACGGGTATCCTGATCCAACCTTTGGACTTACTAAAAGACCCGGGTTTAAGTGGATTGCTAATCTAGGTACTGGTACTACATATGATAACTCAAAATGGTTCTACATTGCTAGATCCGATACCGAAAAATATATAGGATGTATTACACCTGCTACATACAATAATGCAACCCCTCCTGTTTTACAAGCCAATGGAGGTGTCTTTATTTGGAATGCTGTAACTGGTGTCCAAGCAACCGTAGTGTATGGTACAGGAGCACAGGCGTACCTTACAGCTACTAACCGTAAAGACTACGATGTTTTGACTGTACAAGATACAACTATTATAACAAACAAAACAACAACAATAACTACAAGAACTCCGCCTCCATTTGTAGCCAAAGCTCAAGCTACAATTAAATTAGTTGGTGATGTTACTGCAACACCATACAAAATAAATGTAAACAATACAGGAGATATTAACCACACAGGTGGTACAAACGATAAATACGAAGACATTTTAACTCATTTTGAAACTCAAATAAATGCTAAAAATATATCTGGTCTGACTATAACTAAAACAGCAGATAGTTTATATCTTTCTCGTGTTGTAAGTGGTACAGCAACCGCTTTTACAATAACAGGTATAGGTGGTAAAATAGGTAATAAATTACAAATATTTCAAGATCAAGTTAGTGCGATAAGTGAACTACCTAACGAAAGTAAACATAATCATGTTGTTAAAATACTTAGTAGTGGTGCTGGAAGTGCAGCCTATTACATGAAGTATACCGCAGACAATGGAACTTCTGGTGCAGGTTTTTGGTCAGAAACCATAGGTCCGGGCGTATCCGTAGGTCTCGAAAATACTACAATGCCTCACGAATTAGTTAACCCTAGTTTAAATAATTTTACTTTTAAAACTATTAGTTATACTGAAAGAGATGTAGGTGATGATGAGACAAACTCTCACCCATCATTTGTACAGCAAAAAATACAGCAAGCATTTTTTCATAATAATCGACTTGGTTTTATTTCTACAGATAACGTATCATTAAGTCAATCAGCTGAGTTTTTTGAGTTTTATCATACTTCTGCACAGCTTGTTACAGACTCAGATCCTATAGATATTAGAGCTGCTACTACTCGACCTGCTGCACTTCATAGTGTGTTACCAACTACTCAAGGTTTAGTTTTATTTAGTGCTGACCAACAATTTTTGATGTCAGCCGCTAACGGTATTCTAACACCGTCTACTACAACAGTACGTGCTATATCTAACTACGAAACAGATATAGAAGTTCGTCCAGTTGATACTGGTACAACACTTAATTTTATAAGTAAAACACCTAGTTATACTAGAATTTTTGCTATGATTACACGTGGTGAAAATGAAAACCCTACTGTACTTGACATAGGTAGAATTGTAAATGAGTGGGTTCCAGCTAGTGTCGATACAATGATCTCTAGTCCGCAGAACCAGTTTATTGCGTTTTCCGGACAAAGTACACGATACATATATTTCTTTAGAACTTATAATGACGGAGAAAGAAATGTAGTACAAGCATGGTTTAACTGGTTAGCCCCCGGTAATGTACAGACTATTGCAGCAGATTCAGACGAGTTTTATTCTGTAACTAAACAGAACAATCAGTTTACATTACTCAAAGCCAGCCTAAGTCAAAGTCCTGATGATGCTATTATTGTTAATAATGACGATCAAAGAATTAATCCATGTATAGATTTATATACAGAAGCTAATAATGGTTTAACTGGTGCTAATCAAAAGAAAGTAATATTTGATTCTACTAATGATTTGTCTAAATGTTATATACCCTATACTAATGTTACAGGTTTGACACCAGTTTTAATTATTAAAGGTGATACTAGAACTGGTAACTTTATTGAATCTGGATTTACTATTTCACCAGAAACAGGATCTGATGCTAATGGTACGTTTTTTAAAGTACCCGGTAAAGATTTAACAAGTGTAGAAGACGATGTAATTGTAGGATATAAGTATGACTTTGATGTTATATTACCTAAGACTTATTTTAAAATGGATGAGGCTGGATCTAAGTCAGATTTTACAGCTAATGTTACAATAGCTCGTATGAAGTTTGCAGTAGGTCTATCAGGTGTTATGGGTTTTAAAGTTAAAATGAAAGGTAGACGTCAAGGTAAGAAAGAATATGTAGCTGATGGTACAACTAAAGTATTTCAATGGGATCCATCTGATCTTGATTATATTGATGATGACCAAATTAAAGTTAAAATAAATAACATCGTTACAACTGATTATACTGTAGATACTACTGCTACACCATTACCTAAAATAACTTTGACAGACGCTTCAAGCGAGTCTAAGACATTAAGTGGTGACGGTACAACTAAAGTGTTTGACTTAACCTTTGTGCCTAAAAATATACCAAAGATGAAGGTTAAAATAGGTGTAAATAATTTTGCTACAGCTAGTCCTGTAGGAAGTTTTACAACTCAGACTGTTACTACAGATTATATAATTAACGGTCAGTTTATTCACTTTACTGCTGCACCTGCATCAGGTACTAATAATATTCTTGTATATAGTGAAGATGATATTCTTATATACTTAGACGAATGGTACAATCTTAACCCTATTGTATCAGCTAACGAGTACTTAGCTAATGATATTGCATTAGCAGCTTCGTCAGTATTTACTTTACCTTTACATCAAAAATCAGCTAATTTTGATCTAAGATTATTTAATGATACACCTTTTCCAGTGTCATTAAACTCAATGATGTGGGAAGGAATATACTCACCTAGATTTTACAGGAGGACATAACAATGAGTTGGATACCGGGACTTATAGGAGCTGGATTAACTCTTATCGGTGGCAGTAAACAGGCAAGTGCTGCAAAAAGATCAGCTCAAGCTCAAAACGAAGCTGCTGAAAGACAGTTTGAATATAATAAAGAAGCCTATCAAATGCGAAAAGATAGGCTTAATAGAGACAGAGCACATGCAGTAGAAGAGATAGGTATTAGAGCTGCTAATGAAGCTAAACTTGCTGCATTTAAAGATGCTTCTGCCATGAATCAATATAATTATCAGCTACAAATTCGTAATAAACAACAAGATACGAATGAAAAAATGTTTAAAAAGTCTGAGGATATATACAAGAATCAGATGAGTATTAACTCTATGGCAGAGCAGAAAGGTGTAGATGATGAAAATAGAAAGTTAGAAGAAATATATGCTGAAGCTGCATTTGATAAAGAAGCAGCTTACTTAGATTCTATGGAAGCCGAAGGCAAGCTTCGAGCAAGAGGAGTCGTAGGTCGATCTTCGGACAAACTTGCACAAGCAGTAGCTTTTCAGACTGGAAAAAAACTGACTATGTTAAATTTATCTTTAGATAATGCTGAAGCAGCTACTGACTCAGTATTACAACAAATTAGTATTGATAAGAATATAGCAGACTTAAATGCTTTTGCAGCAAAAATGTTAGATCCGGGTGTATTACCTATGCCAGTACAGCCATTAAAAACACCGATGGCGACATATATTTACCCACCAGCTCTTCAAGAGTATGACTACGGTCCAGAACCAGTCTTGGGAGCAACTGTTGACGCAGGTGCAGCATCAGCTGGTATATGGGGTAGTGCAATAGCAGGTATCGCAGGTCAAGTTGGCAACTATTTTATGAATCAAAATAACCAATATCAATAATAAAAATGGCAAAAAACTATAAGAAGTACGCTTCGGGCGGACGGTTTAAGGCAGGTCAGTTATCTCGACAGGGGATAACACAATTGCAAAACCAGTCCGCAATAGTAACTAATGCTCTTGCTGAACAAGCTAGGCAACAAAAACAAGTTGATACTTTATACATCAAAGACCTTGGCGGTAAGCTCAAAACAGAAGCACAAAACAGAGCAGA